TGGGAGAAGCGGCCGCCGGAAGAAGCAGCGTCAGGTGTAACTGGCGCTCTTGAGCAGGGTGACCGTGGTGCTGTTGGTCACCAGCACCGAGGCGTCGAAGTGGGCTTCGGTGCCGCCGACCACGGCACGGACGTGGATCAGGTCGCCCGGCACGAGGTCGGAGAACATCGGCAGGAAGTAGTTGGCCGCCTGGATGGTGGCGACCGGGTCGGCAGACCAGTAGGTCCAGACCTTGCCGGCGCCGCCCGAGGCGACGAGGTTCATCTGAGCACGAGTGAGAGCCATTGATTCCTCCCTAGACTTTGAGGCTGGACTTGACGATGCCCAGGCCGTCGATGACGCAGGCGTTCATCTGCATCTTGTTGAGCGCCCACCACGCGGCGCGGGTGCCCTCGTAGGTGATCGAAGAGTTGACGTCCTGGCCGATCGCCTGGCCGATGGCCGAGCGGTGGAAGATGAAGTTGGTGGTGTTGGTGGCGCGGGCATAGCCCGACCACGGCATCCACATGATCGACATCCAGCGCTTGGCCTGGGTGCCCCGCGGGAACGGCAGGTCGTCCTCGCCGACATACTGGCTGTTGGCGAACTGCTGGATGCCGAGCAGGCGGCCCCACTGCTCCCAGCCGATGATGCCGTATCGTTCGCCGTCGTCGGGGATCTCGCCGTTGCCCATGGCGACCATCACCGCGGTGGCCCAGGCGAGCGTGGCGCCGTTGGTCGTCTCGTCGAGCGTGCCGCCGGTCAGCAACGCGTCGGTCGTCATGACGTTGATGATCTGGTCGTCGGTCTTGCGGCCGAGCGCGTAGGCGCCGGCGTTCATCGACGCCTGCATCTCGTCGTGGTTGATGCGCAGCTCGTCGAGCTCGTCGATGAAGTCGCCGGCGTACCAGTCCTCCATCACCACCGAGACCTTGGTGTGGGTGTTGTTCATCGGCGGGATCACGGCATTGCGCGCCTTCTGCGTGGCATTGCCCTGGCCGTACTTCTGAAAGGTCGTCTTGTTCTTGACCCCGGAGCGCGAGCGCACGCAGGCGCGGAAGATCGAGCCCTTGCGCTGGTAGGCTTCGTGCACGCCGGCTTCGAACTCTTCGACGAAGGCGACGTCAATCGTTGGCGTTGGCATTGGGAACCGTCCTGATCAGAGTGAATGATCCGGTCGACGGTTGTTCCCAGGGGCGGTTAGGAGACGAGTTGTTCCGTGAGGCTCGTGAGAGGCTTATGGGGCCGTGGCCTAGGTCATATTCTTACCGTCCCGAACCGTTCTTGGAAAGGGCGCGGTAGCCGGCACGCACGCGGGCGACGTAGGACGGGTCGATGCGGCCGCGCTCGCCGGTGTAGCGCGGATCGGCCTGCATCTTGCGCAGCTCGTCGCGGCCCAGCGTCTCGCGGGGGATCGCCGTGGTGTCGTCGGTGATCTTGGGATGGCCGGCGAGCTCCATCACTTCCTCGATGGCGGTGATCAGGCTGGCGGTTGCCGGCATCTGGGCGAAGGTCTTGTAGGTCGTCTCCGACAGGTTGCCGCGCAGGAAGCCGTCGACCCTGCTGTGCCGGGCGTCGGCGTTGGGCCCGAGCTTCTCGGCCTCGGCGCTCCACTTGGGCAGGCCGGCGATCTGGCGGGCGACGTAGCCCCGGACGTTCTCGTCGAACTGCTTCTGCGTCCACTGGTTCTGATGGGCGACCTCGCGGACGTAGGCCAGCATTGGGTCGTCCTGGATCATGGTGACCTTGCGGTCGCCGAGCACGAAGTCCTTCGGCACGACGTAGTCGCCCGGTGTCGCCGGCGCGGCCTTGGCGCGTTCCTCGAGGAACTGGCGTTCGACCTCGCTGCGGACCTCGCTGCCCTTGCGCATCAGCGCCTGGTCAGCCTCCTTGTAGGACTTGGTGAGCTTGGCGAAGTCGGGTCGGCCGGACTTGTCGAGAAACTTGTCGGGGACGCCTAGTGGGTTGAGCCGCGCCCGTTCGGCAGCGAGCTCGGCTTGTCCGCGCTGGTATTCGTCTCCGGAGTCATGATCGACCTCGCCCGGCTTTCTCTCATCTTCTCCTCGCCCAGCAGCTGGGCCGCCTTTGTCGCCCGCTTGGGATCGGTCAGTGCCCGGCTTGCCGCCTGCACCGCCCGTGTCGCGGCCGCCGTTCTGAGGCGGACCGCTTCCAGCATCTGCTGACGCTGTTCCAGACTGAGGACCAGCTCCGTCTTGTCCTTGGGCATCGTTCCCTCCCGTGTCAGCCATGATTTCCTCCTAGCGGGAGATGGGTTTTTCTGTCTGTTCCGAAGTAGACATCATTCCTGGACCGGACCAGGCCGCGTCGTGCGCAGCCGGCTGCTGCCGCCCAGCGTCTTGGTGTCGACGATGGTGTAGTTGTAGGGCACGACGGCCGAGACGCCGGTGGTCGGCGGACGGGGCGGCAGCTGGCCCATCCGGGTGATCACCTGGGGAATCGAATAGGGCAGGGTGACGGCAGCGCCGTCGCGGCCGAGCTCCTCGTTGGACGGCCGGCCCTTGAAGCCGATGTCGTGGCTTTCGCTCATGCCGGTGGCGGTGACGTTGGCGCCGGCGTTGCCGGTCATGGTCTTTCTCATGATGCGTTTCCTTTGCGCAGACGTTGCAGGAGCATGCCAACCAGCCAGCGCTGGCCTTCCTTGTGCATCAGGGCCTGCGGCGTGACGTCAGCCTCGAAGGCCTGATTGAGGGTGATGCCGCGCAGGTAGTTGAGCAGGCGCTCGCCGTCGGGCGTACCGAAGACCTTGGCAACCAGCGTGTTGAGCCCGTCCTCGACCTCGGGCTTGTAGATGCGGCCGTCGACGCCCTTCTGGGCGCCCTTGCCGCCGGCCAGGACGCGATGACGGGAAGCCGTGAAGTCATTCAGGCTCATGCGGTCGACGCATCCATGATCTGGCTCTGCTGGTCGGCAGCAGCTTCAGGGCCGGCCGGACTGGTCGCCTGCTGCATCTGGGCGGCCTGCTGGGCCTGCGCCATCTGCTTGGCGATCTCGTCGTCGGAGCGGATCAGGGTCATCGGAATGCCGGCGCGCTTGGCGATGTAGGGCATGGCGGTCTTGCGGTCGAGCGACAGCGCGGCGGTGTTGGGTCCGAACAGGCCGTCGACGCGGGCGCCCCACTGCGAGAGCTCGTCGAGCTCGATCTGGTCCTGGCCGCGCAGCAGCGGCGACTTTACGGTGAGACGGAGCTGCTTGCCGTTGACGCGCAGGCCCATCGAATCGGTGAGGCCCTGCTTGTCGAAGATATGGATGGTGCGGTTGACCTGGTGGACGAGGAACTCGTGGACCAGGCGCGAGCCGGGGGCACTGAGGTCGCGGGCGATCTCGGCAAGGCGTGACTGGATCTCCATGGCTGAGCGCGGGGTCTTGCCCGGCGTGTCGAGCTCGTCGATGAACAGGCCCTTCTTGATGTTGGTGCGCTGGTCCTGCAGCACGAGCTGGGCGACGTCGAAGTTGGCGGCCGACTGGAGGGGCTCGATTTTGCCCTCGCGGGACTTGGGAATGAACGTGCCGGGCGCCAGGGTGACGTTGTCGGGATTGAACACGCCGTCGTCGTCGTAGGTCCACACGCCGCCCAGTGCCAGCTCGGCGTTCTCGAGGATGAGCTGGACGGTGAGGTTGCAGGTCTTGACCGCCGGCATCACCAGCATGATGGCGCCGCGGCCCCAGCAGTCGACGCCGACCTTGGACCACCGGGCGGTCGACCACGGGCAACTGCCCTCGCCGCTCAGGTCGTTGTCCCAGATGATGCCCTCGCTGTTGTACTCGGGGATGACCACGAGCTGCTTGTACTTGGTCTCGGTCTTGGTCGAGCAGTCCCACGTCGCGGTATGGACCTTGAGCGTGCGGCGCGGGTCGATCTTCTTGTCCTGCATGAACTTGTCGGGGAACGTGCCGACACGCTCGAACTCTTGGTAGATGTCCTCGATCGGCTGCTTGTCGCGCCACTGGAACCAGCCTTTGATGGTCCCGCCGGCGCCGGGCAGGATGGCGATGTGGGTCATCGGCACGGCCTTGAAGACGACGTCGCCGGGATAGTCGCCGGGCTCCTGGGCGACGTTCATGGTGCCGATCGCGAAGTCGATCATCGCCTCGCTGATCTCGGTCGGGAAGTTGGAGCTCTGCCACGAAGTGTGGATCATCTGGGTAAGCAGCTGGAGCTTGGCGAGACCGTCGGGGCCCTTGAGATGGTCGGGAACGTCGAGACCGTAGTCGAGGCTGAAGATCTCTCCGGCTTCCGGGAAGAAGCCGGAGGTGAGACGGCTGGCCAGACGGGGGACGCCGACCACAGCCGTCTCGTCGTAGATGAAGTCGGTGGTCGACTGGCCGGCGGCCGGCATGTCGAAGAAGGCTTCACGGTTGGGCAGCACGAGCTCGTAGATCGACTGCCACATCGGAATCCACGGCTCACGCCGGCGCATGGCTTCCTGCTGGTACTTCTCCCACTGCTTGTAGAGAGTCGGATCGGGAGCGGGCGCCGCCCGGGGCGTGACCGAGGTGTCGACGTAGTCCTTCTCGGGAGCGACTTCGCCCTTGCGCCTGCCCCGCTTGGGATAGGGCGGCGAGGGCGCCGGGCCGGGCGCGCCGTTCTGGGGAACGCGGTCAGCCACCTAATTTGCCCTGTGGACCGCCGAGCAGGCGGGATTCGGCATCGTAGCCGGCGGTGCGGAAGCGCTGGCGCTCCTTCTCGATATTGGCGTCGCCCTCGGCGGTGTTGGACTGGGCCTGGGCCTGGATGGGACCGGCCGGGGCTTCGGCGATCGGCGTCGCATCGGGCGCCGCCGCGTCCTGCTGCGGTGGTGGGCCGTTGACGTTACGGCTGTATTCCTCGGGGCTCATGTTCTGCTTCATCAGGGTTTCCGCCATGTAGCTCATGTCAGCCGCCCAGCGTGGTTGCCGTGCCGAGCGAGCGGCTGTCGCCATAGCCCGAGTAGCCGGCGGTCATGAAGCGCTGGATGCCGCCGCCGCGCAGGCGCTGCTGGCGCAGGCTTTCCTCGTCGGCCGCGGCCTGGTCGGCGTCGGCCTGCTTCTTGTCGGCGATCGCCTTGTCGGAGGCGGCGATGTCGGCGGCCTGCTTCTGCTGGGTGGTCTGCTCGTCGAGCAGCACCTGGGTCTGCTTGCGGGCTTCACGCACCGCCTGTTCAGGCGGGCTTTCGCCGGGCAGGTAGTCGGTCGGCCAGCCGCCGGGGGGAGGGCCACCGCCGCCGCCAAAGACGGAACTGACGAAGCTCATCGGGCGTTCTCCGCGGTTGGGCTTTCATAGCACGGTTCCATGACGATGCGCGCCCCCCGGTCGACCAGCTCGTTCCAGAGTGCGAGCGGGGTCCAGGTGCGGTAGCGGAACGGCAGGCCGAGCACCTGACGGACAAATGTCACGCAGGTCAGCGGCCACAATCCGTTGCCCATGTGGGGCGGCGGCAAGCTGTCGCTGCCGCGCCAGTGCAGCATGGCGCCCTCGGCGATCACCCTGTCGTGCAACGGTTTGACGCCAGCCTCGTCGAGCAGCACGGTCACGGCGCCCATGAACGACCATTCGACGTAGAGCCAGCGCGAGCCGCCGAGCGAGAGGGTTTCGTAGGGCCTGAGCAGGAAGACGTGCTGGAACGGTGGCTGCATGCGGAACGGCCGCATCGTCCAGTGCTGCCAGCACGGCACGAAGCAGACCTGCCACGGCTGCTTCCACGGCCGCAGCGTGATGCCGGGGGTAAGCCGGGGTCTACCTGCCGTAGCGGGCAAAGCGGCCGCTGCCCCGCGTGCGCTCGGCCTGGCGGGCCAGCGGATGGCCGATCCGGCGGATGGTGACGACGCGGCCGGGGTTGCCCGAGGTCAGCACCGGCTTCCATTCGCCGGCGCCGATGTTGGCGTACTGGTCGGCGTCGTGGATGTGCGAGAAGCGGTTCTTGTTGGGCTTCGAATCGTATAGTCCCGATCGGATTCCCCCCACGGGCTTGTAGTGGTAGGCGCCTCGGGCACCGGCGATGTAGGTCTTGCAGTGGGGCGATACCAGAAACGCCGGTCCGTCCGCGGTGATGGCGGACATGAGGGCGGCAGTGGCCTCGATGCGTACCAGGGGGTCGTTGGTCGGAGCAGCCTTCGCAGGAACGCCATTAGCCCGAAGTATCTGAGACGGTGCGTCATCGGAGGTCTCCTTCAGGTCGTCGCCCGAGGGGTCGCCCCAGATGTCGAGGCGGAAGTCCTGCCAGCCGAGGCGGACCAGCTCGCGCTTGATGCTGAGAGCAAACGTCTTGGTCGAGACGCCCGAGAGGACCAGCTCGTGCAGCAGGCGCATCTGGCCACCGACCTTCTGCTTGAAGGCGGCGGCGGGGGTGCGGCCGTAGTCGAGGCCGACGATGAGGGGGAGGCCCTGTATCGGCTGAAGCCGATCACGAGCGACGTGGATGGCATCGTTCCACTCTTTCTCGTAGACCGCCTTGCCGGCGATCAGGGTGGCGTAGCGGTTGAGGATGTAGATGTTGATCCAGGTCCGGCTCTTGCCGGCGATCATCTGCTTATAATACTGCTCGCCGAGGATCGGGTTCTCGCGCTCGGGGTTGATCTCGTAGCCCTGCAGCGAATCGCCCTCGAACTGC